GACCGTACCGATGAATTATCAGAGCGGATTTCAAAGGAACGGAGAATGAAGCGCTTCAAAGTGTCCAGACTGTAACCTGCGATCGACTTCCCGAAGAATGCGGTAAGGATTTCAATAATGGTTTCCTCATGCCGAGCGAACTCGCATCCATAGACTTTGTGTTCAGGAGTAAAGGACACCCAGTAGGTAAACCGAGACTTATCGTGACCGGCTTTCAGGTCAAGGCAGCGGGTTTCGGTTTGCAAGTAGTGGACTGCTCTATCCGTTATCTGTTTCAGCTCCTTTTCTCCAATGGTGCAGCCGTCCGGGAAAAGTTCTTCCATGAATTGAAGAAAAAGCTGTTCGCCATTGGCACAATCGAACACGTCATGCCATGTGGCAGCCCATTCGGCCATTGCTTCTTTTTTTTCAAAAAGAATTGTGCAGGCCAGTCTGACAAAGTTGGCCGGAGATTCAACCATGAAATGCAGTCGTTCCGTTGTCATGTTCAGCCTCCATACACGCTTTCTTGCAAGCCTCACACTTTTTGTACGGCTGTTCAAGCCAGCAGTCGAACAGTAAACACTTCGGTTTTCTGTACTCCGGCGGAGCCTTTCGTCCGTGGGTTTGAGTGCGAAGCACATGGTACTTGCACACATCTTTTCCGCAATAATCCCCGCCGAATGTGCATTTCCCGCGTTCCGGCGAAACCTCGTGCTCAACTGTGATGATTCTCATTTCGCTACCTCCGGCGGCTCCAGCAGCGGAGCCCAGAACTTCACAGCACCATAGGGCGTATCTGCCGCTGGGCGGCCATCCTCGATGTACCACTTGCCGTTTTCAATCCAGCCCTTCATGGTGTTCCGGCTCTCGCAGCAGACCCACACAAGTTCGCTCATAATGCAGCAGTGCTTTTCTCCCGCGTTCTCCCAGCTTTCATCGTGGACAGGCGGCGGGGTTTTGGCATCGTGCCACGATACACGACGGATAAAATCAACGACCATCTGGCTCGCTTCCCGGAGGGTCTTCGCAGCGGCTTCCTTACCCTTGAAGCCATTGTAATACTCAACCTCGGCCAGCGCGTCCAAATCCGTTGCCGGGTCAATGAGTCGGCAGGCTTCTTCTAGGGTCATTCGATGTACCTCCGCTTGTCCTTGTCCCAGTGCAGCGTGATAGGATTGCCGCATTTGCAGGGAATGGTGATCTCCGGCTCCATGGTGTTGGTCTTGCCTTTTGCCACCAGCCCACAGCAGCCGCAGGCGAACTCATAGGGGGCAAGCCCCCTCTCAAGTGAGATCGTAGCCCCGCAGCGGCAGCCTATGGACATCTGCGGAACGTGGAGATATGTACCGAACTCCTTGCCGCAGCAGGGGCAGCGCAGCCGCAGCAGCCCCCGTGCGCCGACTTCCGGCGGGCGGTTATTCCTATTCTTCCTCATGGGAGGCTCCTTTCTGTGTCTGGAAATGAATCACTTCACGGAAAAGCAATTCGTTTTTCTGCTCTGATTCGGCCATGAAGTTGATATACTCCCGGAACAGAGCACGGTCATGCTGCTGGCGGCTGGTTTCGCCCAGCAGCGCCCCGATGGACACGCCAACGGCAAGCAGCGCAATGTTGATGAAAAACTGGTCAGGCATCGGTATCACCCAGCACTTTCTCGATAAGGTCAAAGACCATTTCTCGGTCTTCGGTGGTCAGGAAGTCAGCCGCCATGATTTCAAACTTGAGGCGGTCAGCGTATTCTTTCAAATCACCCATGGTTTACTCCTCTCCCAGCTGGGCAAGGATCTCGTTGCCCTTGTCCATCAGTTCATCCCGCCGTTTTTTCTGCTCAGCCTCCAGCTTTTCCATTTCCGCCTGATACTTTTTCAGAGTTCCCGGCCGGAAATTCTTGCTCTTGCCCATGCGGATTTTTGCGGCAATTTTCTTGTGCTGCTGAACGGTCTGGCGCAGTTCGGTGTCCGTGGTCAGAATCTGGTAGCGATGGTGGCAGCCGGGGCAGGTGAAATACTGCACCATGTAATCGCCGCTCCATGTACTGCGGATGCCGGCTGTCTGGATGCTGAACGGTGTGCCGCAGCGGTCACACTTTACAAGGTCGGTCATTCGCCATACTCCTTTCTGCACAGCTGGAACGCATTGCAGTGGTCATCGCAAGTTTTGCAGCACTTGTCGCATTCAGGGTGAGCAGCTTTGCACTTATCACAGGGTGTGTCCGCTTTGCTGCCGGATCCATACACCGCAAAAAGCTGGTGGGTGCCGTCCTGCAAGGCCTTTTCGTCATCGGCCATTTCATAGCCGAGGGCGGTCAGCAGTTCATAGGTGCTGTCGAGGTCGTCATTTTTGCGGTGAACGAACTTGCTTGCACCTGTCGGCCCATTCCATTCCGTGCTCCAATAGCCCTCATGAATGCCGTCCGTTGCATCAAAGGCAACTGCCAAGAGAATCTTCTCCGGTTCGGTATCGTAAGCGTTGAACATTTTCAGGGCATCTTCCAGTTCCGTGTCTTCCCGAATCTGCTCATCCAGACCGATGCCGAGCAGCCGCAACACGTTTTCGTCATCCTCCATGTGCCGATATTCGGTCAGAATCGGGGTGGAATAAGCCAAGATTTCCGGCAGGTGCTTTCTGCACTCTGCGGGAGTCAAGTCCTTCACGAAGTCCCAGCGCAGCTCGTACATGAGCTTCGTAACAGCGGCAAACTGTTCTCTCGCAAGCTGCTCGGTGGCTCTTGCGGCCTCCCTCGCCGAGTTGCTGGCATCCTCGGCTTCCGTATCGCGAGGTTTGTACAGGTCAATCTGATTTTCACTGACCTTATAGACATAAGCGATCTTGTCGGCATCTTCCGGAATGACGACTTCCTTTTTTGTGCCCCACTTTCCGTACGCATTTACATGCTCATGCGTCTGGTAGGAGGCCTGCGAATCTTCCGTAGCGAATTTTTTCAGCTGCTCAACCCATTCGGCCTTTTGGTGCTGCCATTTTTGCTGCTCCAGCGCATCCTGCATGGCCCGGTTGAAGTTCTGCGTACCGAGGGTCTCCAATACCCGGTTTCGGGCTTCCAAGTCCTCGATTTTGTCCAGCTGGGCGAAATCGGACAGGGTGGCACCGCGCTTTTCGGCTTTCTTGAAGCTGTCGCGGTTCAGTTCCAGCAGCTTGATGCGCCGCCGGATAGTGGACTGGGAGAACCCCGACTTGTCGGAGATCTGCTCCACTGTCTGCCCGAAGTCCATCATCATCTGGAAGCCCTGCGCCTGTTCGTAGACGGTGAGGTCTGACCGCTGCATATTCTCAATCATCATGGTCTGCATCTGCTCCCGCTCGTCCATCTCCACGATGGCGCAGGGCAGTTCGTACAGTCCTGCCTGCTGCGCTGCTGCTGCCCGGCGGTGGCCGATGATGATGGTGTAGTCATCACTGGACCACACAGCCTTGGGTGTCCATGCTGCCGCTGCTGCGGCTGCATCCCCACCCTCGTCAACGCACTTTGCGATGTACTCCCGGCTGTTGAGGTAGTGGCCGGGGATTACGGTCAAGTTCTGGTACACGCCGTTTTCCTTGATGCTGGCCGCCAACTCGGACAGGTCGCCCAGCTCCTTGCGGGGGTTATCCGGGTGCGGGTGAAGCTGCCGGATAGGGATATAAGTAATGTCTGCCATAGGGGTTACTCCTTTCTTGATTCAGGTTAGAAAAACGTGAGCTGCCCGGTTTTGGTTTCGTTAAGAGGCTCGTTTTCCGGGGTTTTAGGCTCATTTTTGATAGATTTTTGCAAATTTGCGGGTTTAATATCGGTTTTTTCGATTTTTGCAGGTTCGCCTTTCGGTTCAAACAGCAGGTTCATCTGCGCTATCTGGCGGCGCATATACCACACATCGGTTGAGAAGAACGGCATATACCAGATGCGATTCTGTGGTCCAGCCGGGAGAAGTCCTCGGTCATCGTAAGCGGTTGCCGGGTCGGCGATAGTGTCACCGATGACTACATATCCAGCGCAGCCCATGAAGCTGCACTGGATGTAGCACATCAGGCCCACAATAAAGTCAATGTCTTGGGCAACGACAAGGACTTTGTTGTGGTAGCAAATATTTCTGCTCTTGCAGATATTCAAAAATGCCAGCAGTGTTGCGCCCGCTCCGCAAGCCGGGTCAGACACGGAGATGAAACCCTCCATGTCGGGCACGATCTTGGCATCGAATGTAATCTCTGCCATGCAGCGGCATACATCGTATGGAGTGAAGAACTGGCCGGCATGGTCATTTCCCAACTCACACATCATGTACAGCGACCCCAGAAAATCCTGATCCGGATTTTGCTCCATGCCCATGACCACCTCGGCAAGCATTTCAGCCATGCCGTTCCGCTCTGCTGCGGAATATTTGGAAATGATGGTCTGATAGTCCTTGGTGCGCTCCGGGGCGTTCAGCCTATCCGTTGAGTTTGAGATCTCGATAGCCGTCAGGTGGATGAAATCCCTCCAAATCTCCCAGCGGTTATGCTTTCCCGTCAGCCCTTCAAAGATTTTGAGGAAGTTTTTCTGATGGTCATCACGGATGCTGCGTGTCACTGCTGCCTTTGCCATTGGTTATTCCTCCGTGTCGTCCTCAGCGGAGTCCTCGGACGGTTCATCGTCGAGGTCGTCCTGCGGGGCATCCTGCTTGGTATCCTGCTGAGAGTCCCGCTGAGAATTGGAATCCGGCACATCAGGCACCGGCACGCCAAAGTTGCGGAGTTTGCCGTTCTCCATCAGGTCACGGAAGAAGAACTGCTGCCAGAAAGAGATCATCTTCAGCAGGATGTTCTCAATCTTGGTGCGGAGAACCTTGTCAATGCTGAACGTGCCCTTGACCTTGGTCTTCAGCTCGCTGTTCTCAAAGTACCAGCACATGGAAGAGTCCTGACTGCAATAGCCGGTTTCCTCCACATTGCCCAGCATGTCCATCTGGGTAGCAATATCATTGATGGGGGTGATCACCAGCGTGATGGGATAGCGGTCCTTGAAGAAGCGGAACGTGAAGTTGTGCTCATCGCACAGGCCCTGCAGCTTTTTCTTCTGGGCCTCGTAGTTGGAAATTTCACTCATGGTATGTACTCCTTTCAGCAATCAGATGAAATTTTGTAATCGTTGTTGTGATTTTCAATGGCAGTCAGCCCGACGGCGTATGCCGCCCAGATGTCCGCTTTGAAACCGTAGAAAAAATCCGGGTTCTTGCTGGTGCCTTTTCCGTTTTTCAAATCGTGGGTTGCGAAACGGTCAATCAGCGCTCGCCGGATGGCCGGGTCATTTGCCCGGCTGTCATGGCAGATGTGCCGCTTTTCTTCGATGCGACAGAGAAGCCGCGGCTTCTGCGCCATCTGGATGGACAGTGCTTCATAGAAACGCCCAATCCAGAGGACGGTATCAAACACTTCCCTTCCCACGGCCATG